ATAGAAATTATGAAAGAAAGATTACCAAGTTATAATCTATGGCATAAGAACCACAACAAAACAGAAACATCTGGACAACAAGATTTATTATTAATATAGGAGTGAGTATGAGAAAACATGAGATAGAAGAGTACGGTTCGTTAGACCCACATACTTTGTATGTTGTATCTAAATGGATTGATAACTATACAAATGAAACAGTAAGAAGAAAAATAACTGAAGCTATGAATGTTACAGGTTATTTATTAGAACGACACTATGAGGAGAATATAAATGGGAAGACTTAAAGACATGCTGATAGATGAAATGGAAAATAAAGAAATAGATCGCGAGATTAAACCAAATGATTTTTCTGTTTTTCATAAAAACAATCTAAGAGTATTTGCTTTGATTGTTAGATACGCTGATGAATCTGCTAAGAAACGTAACAGATATTCTATTGAGGATATTCTGAGTATCATCAGGTGGCATAGAGATGAAGATACTGTTGGAGATATATTCAAATTAAATAACAACTACAAAGCGTACTATGGTAGAATGTATATGCAGTACAGAAACAAACCTAAATTTTTCGAGACACGGAATAGTCTTGCTGACGGCTATGACTTTACTGCTGATATAGAAGTTTATGAAAACTACGTGGAGGTATACAGAACATACGAACTGTAAGTCTGAGGAGTAAGGTACTATTACTCAGCATGTATGGGATAGATAGGTTTCTATGGCTAGTTTTCCTGTCTATCCTTAATGAATTCTATACAGGGTGTATAGAAATAACGAGATGTTATATACCCATGTACTGACATACGTGGGTGTACATCTGGAGCAACTATGAAAATTGATAGAGTAATTATGACGGAAGATTGGCAACCAACCGACAGAATAAAACAAGAGTGCGAAGAAAGATTCGGACAGGAGATAGAAATTGAACATGAAGTCGAACAATTTAAAGACTATTACCTCTCAACTGGAGGAGCTTACGCTAACTGGAATGTCAAATTCAGAGCGTGGTGCAGACAGAATGCAAAGTGGAATAGAGAAAGAAATACTAGAATTAATACCGAAACTGTTTCGGAACAAAGAAACCGTATGTCTGGAATCATTGACCAGAGAAATGGAAAAACAAATACAGAAGAGAAGCATAATAAAATTAGAATACAACGCAAACATATCAAAAGTGTTTCATGAAATGAAGAAACTACTAACTGATAAATCAGACGGACATATTGCTTTGTGTTTACAGACTGTCGCTGAGACATTTCAAGTAAAGATACCTACGGATTTAGGATTGCATATGTACTTCGAGGTCTTGAATAAATATCCAAACTTTATTATGTCTGATGTTATGAGAGATGTTGTAGCTAATTATAAATATGCAAGGTTACCTATACCAAGTGAGTTCGTACAAAAGTGTGAACCAATACACAAACAACATAGCTCATGGTACATGTCTAAATTGCAAATTGTCTGCATATATGAAAATCATCTGGTCAATGGGTTTCCAGAAAATAAATATTTAAAGGAGTATAACAATGGATAGAACAAAAGGCATAGGTGGGTCAGACGCTAACAAAATTTATAATGGCGACTGGCTTGACTTAAACAGAATCAAACGTGGCATAGCTGAACCTGAAGATTTGTCATGGGTTGTACCGGTACAGATTGGTATCGCTACAGAAAAACTAAACCTAGATTTTATGGCACATGATTTAGGAGTTACATACAAACAATCAATTGATCTTCCACAACATGAATTTATGACTGGGCAAATGGACGCCATAACATCTGGCGGAATACCTGTTGAGTGTAAACATACTCATGATAGGCGTGATATTTATTCTATTGCAGAACAATATCATGCACAACTGAATCACTACATGATGTTATTCAATCATACAGTAGAGAATGGCACACACCCATTAGCTACAAAGAAGATTGACTACATGATATTAAGTGTAATCTTTGGTAATGCAAAACATGAATCAATGACAGTAGATATTGATACTGCATTTTGTAATGAGCTTTACAAAAGAGAAAAAGCTTTTTGGTACTACGTAGAAAAAGATGAAGACCCAACAGGATTTGATATCTTTGATGACAAGACACCAAAAAATATTATATTGAATGGCATGAGAACTATTGACTATACAGAAAATAAACAATGGGAATCAGTAGCTAAAGAATATAAAAAGTGTAAGCAGCGTGTAAAAGAAATAGAACTTAGCACACCAGAGTACAGAAAAACAAAAGAACTCAACGATGAGCTAAAGTCTATGATTGAAAACGATGTAAGGAAAGTAACTGGTCATGGTATATCAGCTACTAGAAACAAAAGAAACTCAATAGTGATAACTATTGATAAATAAATGTTAGGAGTATAATAATATGAGTAATCAAAATATTGAAAATATCATACTTGAACAGGTCAATCAACTGATAGATCAAGTAGACGCAAAAAGAAAAAGTAGTGGCGTTGACTTTCGTGGAAAGAAATATTCTATGGTTGTCGATAGAATAGCAACTTTTAGAAAATCATTTGGTTGGGAGTATGGTATTGAAACCAGAGTAGTTTCAGAACTAACTGGTGAAAACATGGTGGCTGTTGGTTGTTATGTCAAAAACTCAGAGGGTAGAATTGTTGGTAGTGGTCTTGCTTATGAGCATAAAGATAACGGACCTGTAAACAAAACATCAGCATTAGAAAACTGCGAGACATCAGCAATAGGTAGAGCGTTAGCTTCTATGGGATTAGCTGGTGGAGAGTATGCTTCTGGAGATGAAATAAATTTAATAGATGAAAAAGACAATGCTCTTTGGAAAGATGAGTTTCCACTTGGACTAATGAGTGTACTTACATCTATTGAAGTTATGGATGATGAGGAGTTTATGAGGTTTATGAATGACGGACAACAAAAGAAGTGGATATGCAAATATTTAGGAGAGCAAGAAATTGAACACCTTGTAAATATTGTAGATACAAAAAAAGAAGAAATAATTAAACAACAGGAGAAAAAATGAAGGAACAAAAAGAAGTGATGATAGCACATGTAGTCAAGCCGAATGAAAAATTCTATAGAGTAACTAGAATCTCAGAGGTAACGGCTACTGATGAATACATAGTCAAAGCAGAAGACGAGGAAGAAGCTGAGTATATAGCTGAAAGCCAGAACGCTAGTCCAAGGTATTACTGCAAACAAATAAAAGATGAAGAGATAGAATACAATGGCGATTCTGATTGGGCAGTAGTAGAAATAAAACAGGAGAAAAACAAATGAGCTACGCTAAAATAATATTGAGTGGAAACATGGGCAAAGGTGCCGAGTTTAAAGAAACTAAATCAGGTACTGGTTATCTAAAGTTTAGTATTGCAGTCAATCAATGGGACAGTAGTGCTAAAGAAGAGAAACCCTCATGGTTTAATTGTCAAATGTGGGACAACAAACAAGGTAATAGACTTGACAGAATCAGACCCTATCTGGAGGGTGAATCTAACAAGGGTAAGAAACTTGTAATAGACGGTACACCTAGTATCTGGCAAGACCAAGAGGGTAAGAATGTAATGACAGTCAAGGTAATTGAAATAGATTTTGGTCCGAAAGATCAAACTAAAGAAGTCAAACAAATTACTGAAAGTGTCAATGAAGTATTCAATGGAGAGGAGCCACCGTTTTAATGATAGAAATTAATGGAAAATGGCTTACTGAAAATCAAAATAAAGTATTGTTATTTGTTAATGAATACATTGACAAGCACGGCTTTAGTCCAACAGTACTTGAAGTAGCTAAGCATATGGATTTTAGATACAGAAGTCAGGCACAAATTGTTATAGAAAGATTGTGTCATTATGGTTTTCTAGCAAAGAACAAAGACTTTAGTGTAAGAAATCTAGAAAAAGTTGAATAAAAAAAAAGAAATGCAAAGCGTTTACAGACGCCAATCAGAGTATGGTTGTGTAGTCTGTAGACGTTATGGTCTAACGCAGAAAACAAGGACAGAAATACACCATTTAAGGGCTTCTATGGGCATGTCTCAGCGTAATGTGAAATGTATACCACTATGTACCGAACACCATAGGGGTAATACAGGTTTCCATGGTATGGGTAGGCGTAGTTTTGAAAAGATGTTTTGCTCTGAATTAGAACTATTGAAATGGTATGAGCAAGAGACAGGCGACGTCGTTGACTGGACTATTTTTGAAAAGTAATAATCAAATATTATCTTAAAGGGTTGTCTGACCTAGCTTTAATCTCATCTACTTTAGCTTTCAATACTGCTATTTCTGCTTTGTTGATAGCTATATCCTGTTCCAGAGGTTTGATGTCCGGCGCAGACCGTGATTCAACTACATCAAGTCTTGTTATTAATTGCCCTTGGTAGACGAACAGCCCAGCTATCGTAATCACCAGTCCTATGCCAGTTGCTATAGTTTTAATATCCACGTATTCTCCTTAAATGTTCTTCGGCTCTTATCCTTTCGTCAGTAGCTTCTTGAACTTTCTCTTGATATCTCTGTACGACGTCTTGATCGCCATAAGAAATGTCTGCATATATATCTCTAGTATCAATATAGTTTCTGGTTTCAAAGTATTCTCCACCGTCTATCTGCAATTGTTCATTAAATATATTCTTGTTTACATTAGAGTAATTGTCAAGGTCGTGGTTAGTTTGCATAGTTTTTGCCACAATAATTGACGTAGCAACTAACCTCTGGTCTACCCTTTTTATTGTTTCGTTTACCTTTTTTCTTATTTCTTCTATCGTAATAACTCTATTATTTCCTCCAGAAACTGTTTCATTCCTGCTTTCTTCCACCTCTTGATTTCCGCTTTCGATATTTTCTTCTGCTCCAGCAGTAGTTTCATTTCCAACATCTGAATCTCTATCTGCTGTTGCTTCTCTTTCTCCGTCAACTTCATTACGTTCACTATTTATTTCTTCAGATACAACAAGAGTTTCTGCTTCAGGTTGTCCAGATAAATTTTGATCTTCGCTTGAAATCTCTTCAACAACGGAAGTGGTGTCGTCGCTGACAATTGTGGTTTCGTTGTCTGCTGGTCGTTCAACGATTTCTTCTGGTTCTGGCTCAATGATTGTTTCATTACTGGCGACTTCTTCTGTAAAGTAGTCTTCGATAAGGGTTGTTTGAGCTTCAAAGTTTTCTCTTGTTTCAATAAACGCTTCGTCGATTTGGATTTCTGTTGCGATTTCCGTGAAGTTCTCTTGACTGTCATATGCTATCTCCATTTCTATTTCTGTATCAAATTGTTCTGTTGCTAGTGGTACATTAAAAACATCTATAACGCCTGTATTAATTTCTTCTACTGTTGCTAATGGTTCAATATATATTTCTTCAATAGCTGTTAAGATTATTTCAGGAGTTTCATATAGTTCAAAGCTGTATTCCTCTGGTTCAAATTCTATTAACTCTATGTCAGTAGCTTCTTCTACAAACTCTACTGCTGTAGCTATATCTGTCTCTTGTGCTGTGCTTAAAAATATAGGATTAGGTTCATAGTTTATAACAAGGGTAGGGTTTTTTAAATCTACTGCTCTATGATATTGCGACTGTGAACTTTCTCTAAAATCAAACTTGACGTTGATGTTATAATTTGTATTTACGTTCATGCCCTCTATGTAGGTAGATGTGTATGTTTGATAGGGCGTAATTTGGCTAAACGCTACTGTTCTTTTTTGTGTTGTAACTGTACCGTCACTAGCTGTAATGGTTTGAATCATGTCTGTTTCACTAGATAAGTTATTCCAATGCCAGATGTCTGCGCCTAGTGTAGATGACCAACCATATTGTATTTGATCTTCAGTTAAATACTCAGATAAACTTACATCTCTTTCAATGCTGTCCCCATGATGTGCTGCGACAATACTGTTACCATGATTATGAGATGGGTCATTACATGTCCACTCATTGTGGTTAGAGTTATTATTAAAAAACTGTTGTGGCAATAAATTGTTTGTAGTTTCTGCATTAGCTAACGTGCTAACAATTAGCATTACTAAAAGAAAAATATTTAATCTATCTAAATCCATTACTCGTATACTGGTGTTGGTACGCTTTGTTCGTTACTACCATATATTTGTATAGGTCTTAACTCTATAGTTTTACTTGCACATGAAACAATAAAGCTAGTCATGATTATGATTGCTATGGTCTTCATTTAAACTCTCTTTATATTTTCTGTATTGCTCTACCTTGTCATTAGTTTCTTTGCTTGAACTTCCTTTGTGTGCATATTCTTTTGTTCTATGGAATCCACCTACTTCTTCCCAGCGTTTTTCTGCTTGTTCAGAAATAAGTCCGTCAATTGGGCAGACTGAACCAGCAGATTTCATAGCATTCCAGACGTTTTCATCTTGGCACATCAATGATATGGCAGCGACTTTCATTCCAAGTTTTGCTAGTACCGAAGTAGCTTTTCTACGTTCGCAATTTTTATCCACAATATATGAACCAGCTGTAGCCGAAATAGTCATCACACTTACACCCGCAGCAAGGGGTATAAGGCAACTATCCTGACCATAAGAACTCATCGACGGTGCCGACGACATAGCAACTGGATTGGATTTTGCTTCGTTGCTTGTAGAATTACTGGTTGTGTTATTTGTGGTATTGGAACTTCCACTTGAATAGGTCGTTGTAACATCTGAGTTGTATCCTCCGGTGATTGCAGTTTGACTTCCAGAAGTCGAGGTTTGAGAATTTGTAGTAGCCCCAGATGACGTTACATCACTAAGACTAGATTCTATACTTAGTAGTAAAATAAGTATAGCTAATATAATTAAAGCAGGTTTTACTTTTGATGTGTCCATTGTTTCATTTACGTACTAAACTTCCGCCAAAGTATAAACCAATAATTGATGAGACTACATGAGTGTCCAATGGTGTAATTACTAATGCACCTGTCATTGGTTTCCATTGTGTCATGTCTGTACTTGAAGCAAATATCCACCAACCTTGCATAACTTCTTCTGTATAACCAACATAAATTGTTAAGTCAGGA